GCACGTAGTGCTTGATCAGTGGGCTTACCATAGTTAGGGTCATTTTTATCAACCCAATCACTATTAGTTAGGGTCATTGCCCAGTCAAGATGATCGAGACCTGCTTGACTGCAACGCCAAGTGCGCCAACGCCACCAACCACTAGCCCAGAAAGGAGTATCATATTTAGCACGATCTTCCTTGTTTCCCCACGCAATGTGGCTCCAGGCTTGTTCGATTTCGACAAAATCAACCAACTCATTAAATAAGCATGGAAGGAACCTACTGCCAACATCACTCCAAGAACCAGGCTTAATATCACGACTATGAGCGGTGAGAGCATGAGTACGAGTAACGTACCTGTTATTAATGTAATACTTGACATCATAAATCTTTCTAATAGGATAAGTTACAAAATCTTGTAGGTGGCTAAGACCTTCTTCGGCAATCCAAAAACGAACAGGGTTATAGCCTTTGGCTTTGTCACGCCAATCATCCCAATCTTCACTGGTCTTTGCGCCACCCTTAGGTGTACCGCGAATCCAATCAGCGAAAGGTGTGCAACTCCAATAATTACTATGTTGTGCCATTAAATACCTCTGGGTTATCTTCTACTAATGCAATCAATGCGTGTGTTTGAAACTTAACCTGTTCTTCTGTCATCTTTAGATTGTATGCGTGGTCTAGAATATGTAACACTTCATGCCACAATGCAATCTTTTTAGTCTGCTCAGTAAAGGTTTCGTTAATCCAAATCTCTTGGCTATTGAATAGTGCAAGACCAATATTACCTTGCATTTCCTCAGGTGTCTTATACAATACTTCGTATGTGATTCCGCAAATTTTTAGTTTCATTGTTCTTTACTCAATTGGTTCTTGAAAAATTCTAGTTGGTCGATTAAATGTTGTACACCAACTTCATTCATTGTAAGTGTAGTATATCCTATTGTAAATGTCAAGCGGTTATCGTCAGTCCTACCAAAAGAATATATTGTTTTAGGTTCAGGCTCTTTCACTGGCTTAGCTGTTTCAATATAAGGTCCGGGGAATGGAAGCACATTGCTTTTGTCCTTGTCTTTGTTTCTATTAAATAAATCAAAAATCATTTTATTCTCCTAATGTTTTGGTAAGTTACTTTCATCTTCAAAGTCAAACATTTCTCTAATAGATTTTATATACTGTGTTGGTAACGCACTAAAGGTAGAAGCCTGTATTATTATGGCACAACAATCATTAACAATCAACTGTGCAAACTTATTATCAACCTTAGTTTGGTAACTTTTATAGGTAGGTTTTAGATTAGGAAAATTATCCTTTACATATTGTTCAGCGGCTTTTTTATGTTCCTGAATTCTTTTCTCAATCATTTCTTCCCGGGTATAATCGCATCTGCAACTGCACCCACTGCCTTCGCTGTAACTTTCACTCCTGTCGCTACCACAGTAACACCTGCGTCAGCAACTGCTACCACTGCACAACCATGCAATAGTAAACAACATATAACCAAAATATATTTCATGCTAGTACACCTGCATAAGGACTGTTAAGCCATTTCGCATAGGTCTCTGCATTCTCTGCAATTTTGTTCAATTCATACTTACCACAAAACTTCATCAAGTGAATACCAACTTGCGGGACTGTAGTTCTGCGAACACCTTCACGAATGTTTGTATCTACCGATAGTTTAATATCATCGGGCTGTGCTGTAAGATCAATCAAGGTACGGTTGCGTTCAAAATCGTCACGCACACGATGCTCTACTCCTTCGTGGTCGATAAATCTTTGCAACATGAAATTATTATAATTGAAACCTTGCTTGTTGCGATCCTCATATGCCTCTTTGATACCAACTTTGTTCTTGCTACCAATTTCTCTTGCGCCCGGATAGGACGCAAATATATTGTCGCTTGAATCTCCCCTAACTATTTTTTTGAATAGCAAATATTGTGGATCCTCTAGTAATTTAGGGTTCTTTTCTTTATCTAATACAGGCTTACCATTCTCTTTGAGATATCCAGTTAAGGTAACAAGTTCATTACCTACTCCATTGTAGCGTACCACTCGGTCGGTAATCAGTTGGTCGTAATCTGTATCTGTTGAAATTATCCAGTGATTATCTTCTGGATGCAAGTGAATGAAACGTGCAATCAAATCATCAGCCTCAGCCTTAGGATCACGAAGGACACTACAGTTTGTTTTCTCTTTTAAGTAAGTGAGGAATGTATCGTATGTGGTCCAGAACATTTTGTTTTCTTCAACCTCTGCCTCTGTTTGAGACATTGTATCTACTACGCGGTTCTTCTTATATGGAGCGTACAAGTCCTTACGAAAGCTGCGGCCTTCTGTGCAGAACACTACATGATCAATTCCAAAACGTTTAACGATTTGATTAGTACTTGCTAATGTAAGATGTAGTGCCATGCCCACCTTCTCCTCAGTTGTACTATTGCGTGATGCAATATGACGGGCACGAAAGAAAGTATTTGCAGTATCTATGAGGGCGTAACGATATGTCATGTTTGTATTATATACGTATATTTAGTTTATGTCAAATTAAACGGGTTCGGTATATTTTTTACGGTTAGCACGTACATCGTTAATAAAATCCTTATCATCAATTAGTCTTTGTAGATGTTCAGATTTAATGCGTCGGATATGTAACTGTTCTTCCCGTACTATAGTTTCCATAGTATTTTTAATGTGCGGGCAGTCTATATCAGTGTGCTTAGGATCTACCCATTCAGTTGCTTGTTTATAATTTGTTTTTTTACGAATTAAAAATTCATAATATTCACGTTTGTATACCTTTTCCCAACGGCGAATATCACTCTCAAAACCTAGATCACAAATATAAGCATCACTAATTACATTGTCGAACGCACCTTGATTATATTGACTTCTTCCAAATCTGCGTGAAAAGGAACGTGTCTTTCCTGATTTTCTTTTGTTGTGAATATTAGCGATATATGCAAGGTCTGCTGGTAATCTTGTTTTAGTACTCATACAAATAAATCCTTTTCTTCTTGTCGTAAGATATCCCAACTGCTCACACCATCAGTATATGCAGTATACCAAACAGGATCAATTCCAGGATAAGTATAACCTGCATGTTCTGTCAGTTGAATCAACAACACCATTGAGAATTCAGGAGGGATATCACCAGTTGACTTAAGGCGTTTCATTCGGCGTGACCAAACATCACGGGAAAAATATTCCCATTCACCAAAATCATTCTTTATTGCACAGGTAGCGTTTAGATTAAATTTAAATTTTTCAAATTCAGCTACTTTTTTGCTATCATTACTATCATACCAATGATAATTTTTATTTTCATTGTGCAACCATTGCACCGGCATCACTTGCATGTCAGCCAATGGCTCATGTCTAAAATGCTTATAGAAGAAATCTCCGATGTTATCAACATCCTCATCCGTCAATTTCTTGTTGCGTAAATAGCGCACTGCACCAAAAGCACCTGCTTTAGAAGCCTGACCCTCGTCAGTAGAGTCTACTGGAGTGAGACCTCTTTTCTTCAACTTTAGATAACGTTTGGCCGAACGTTCATATTCTGGCAAAGTTTCTGTATTAGGGCTATCAGTTAATTTTCCGTGTACTTCATTTTTAAATTTGTCATATTCGGATACTTTCAACTTACGATCATTTTCAACAATGAATCGGATTCGTAGTGGACTATAGTCAACTACTCCATCTTTTACTTCAAGATTAATAACTTGAATCCATACTTCATGTTCTTGCCATTCATTGGCATTTACGCCTGGTTCTAATCCCATGCGAATTCTGTCTCGCAATGACAGTAATCGTTGTTGTCCCTCGTCAACAGCATACATATTCTTAAGTGGATCGTACCCTGCTAACGGCATACCATAAAAGTTTGAGTCATATTGAGACATAATATTAACAATATGATCCTCTTTTTCATCACGCTGGATTGTGATAGGAAACATGATTTGTTTCATTTTTACCAACATAGGCTCAGGTCTATTAGCAACCCCAAGTTTTCTTACCATACCTAACTTTTTAAGTTTAGCATCTTCTTTTTTAATATTTTTTAAGATTTCTTCACCTCGGCGTTCAATCATGTCAATATTACGATCTACAAGATTAACGAACCTTTCAGTATCTGACAATGGAGCACAATTATCAATTGGCTTTTTTGATTTGGGCACTGGATTAGTGTTTGGTTTCCAATTAGAAAATTTGAAATGCGTTTTTGTAGTAGCCATAGATACTCCTATGAGTTATTGAAAAAATAATTATAGCACGAAAACCATTAACCGTCAACCTTTTTAGCTGACTTCTGTACGTCCGTCACCCAAATCCTTAGCACGGACCACTCTCATTTCCGAAGCCATTGCACGATTTTCTGGGTCTGCTTGTTGTTGTTCGTAGAGTTCTAAAGCTATATTTCTGGCCACGGTCTGAAACCACCGATCAACTATCATTGTATCAGTATCATCATCACGTATCTTATATCCTGCACGAATAAGATTTAAGATGAATTTATCATTCCAATCAAGTTCAAATGCTCCTGTATTAATATCATATGGATCAAGTTCCATCTTTAGTATATTAACATAAGGTAAACCTAACTCTGTAGCTTTGGCTTTGTCTGATGTAGTTGGTTGGTCCTTCTCTACCTTAGGTGTCTTAGGTTTGCGAGGTTTGCGAGGTTTCGTTACCTTAGATGCTGGTGGAGTTCCAGCTACGGCTAATGCCATTAGTGCTTTTTCTTTTGCTTTCCCATTAAAAAATCTATCAAATAGTCCCATGTTTATATCTCTCAAATAATTTAAAGCTGGCAAGATTCTTTGCCTTTGATTCACACATCATATCAAAGTTATCACAGAATGTCAATGCCCAATCATTCACCGCGTCATTCCAGTAATAGTCACTATGTGCCCTGAGTTTCTGTTTGCTATACCCACCTTCTAACAATAACTCCAACTCTGGGCGATCAGTAACGGAAAAGTCTCTGAGTACATCTTCGCGGCTAACACTGTAATGCATAGTAGGACGAACACCCCGCCAACTGTCAACAACCCTCTTAACCCTGTCATCAGATGGGTCAATGTATTCTCCTTCACGTATCCAATTATGATGTATGTCCATGACCGTAGGTACGAGGTCAGATAATGATAAGCAGTCAAGTAGTCCATGTGTGTATTCCTCATTCTCTAGTGTAAGTGTGTTGCGGGCTTCAAGTGACAAACGATTGTACACATCACGAATGCCCTGTGGACCTTTACGACCACTGATATGTACGTTGATTTTGATATCCTGAAACTGTTTACCATAACCCATCATGCGGGCCATGTCACAATGATATTCAAATTCTTCTATACTCTTATTTACTACTTCTTCACGGTCACTCGCTAAAACTACAAATTGGTCAGGGTGAAAACTAAGACGAACATCATTAGCCCGTGCAGTTTCACCAATGGGTGCAAACCATCGTGCTAGATTATCTTGCATTGACTTGTCATGCCAGAAATCTTGCCAGCCAT